CGTTGATGCGGACTGATAACTGGTTGTGACACGGGTGCGAATCCCGTCGCCTCCACCATAGATACATCCTTATAAACCTAAAGACTGTTACAGTACGTATGGGGTGTGTCTTTGATGGGGGCGTTCTAGAATCGAGCAGCAGTGCCTAGGAATGTGGAGAACACGGTAAGAAACGACCGCCAATCAGTTCGAAAAACGTAAATGCAAACGATAACATCGCATATGGATCTTACGCTCTAGCAGCGTAACAATCGAGGGTATGGGTTCCACCTAGTAACAGAACGGACCCACTCTTACTATGTTTATATCGATACATTCGTGTATCATTTCAACAACCAAACAACTTTGCATTTTATTTGTAGGAGAAAGATGACCGAATATACTATTCTTTTCTAATTAGATCTGATCCGATCTATGCAGACAGAGTTGTTATATAAAAAGGATAAAGCATGACAAATCTATTCCGACAGCCTATGGAGTATGGTTTTTTACGAACTCTACAAGATGTTTTTCTTGGACTAATTATCAGTATTATACTGACATTATCCGTGCAAAGCGTTCTCGCAAAACCACCAGAACCAACAGTTATCGAAAAGCCTGTCATTATTAAGGTTCCACAATACTTAAATATACAAGATAAAAAACAAATCCAATGCCTTGCTGAAAATGTTTATTTTGAAGCTGGCAATCAAACAACGAAAGGAAAAATCGCAGTAACAAATGTCGTTATGAACCGAACGAAAGATGATAGTTTTCCATCTACGCCGTGTGGTGTAGTCAAGCAAAAGAAGCACGGGGAATGTCAGTTTTCATGGGTTTGTGGGAATGTAAAAATTGTAAACCAAGATCTGTATCGTGAGAGCGTTCATATCGCAGAGCAAGTCTATCTTAATAACATTCCTGACGTTACAGGCGGTGCTACGTTCTATCACGCTAACTATGTAAAGCCATACTGGTCAAAGTTGTTTGATAGGACAGTTAAAATTGATGACCAAATCTTTTATAGAGAAGGGTAATATATGATTGAAGACATTGTTTTTAGTAAAGCTCTTACGACTGAGAAGTTCCTGAGAGAAATAGAACTGCTTGTTAGCAAACATAAACTAGAATATATGGATGCTATCGTGCATTTTTGTGAAATAAACAGTGTCGAAATTGAGACTGTGGCTTCCCTTGTTCGTGGTAATGCTCGGATTAAGGCGAAGCTGCAGTCTGAATGTGAAGCTTTGAATTATCTTCCTAAACGTGCAAAGCTTCCATTTTGAGTGCACTTAGAATGACACCATACGAAACATATCAAAGGTTCTTAGCATTTAAAGCACACTTCACCACTGGCTATGACTATGTGAAGTACCAAGGCAAGGTTAAAGCCAATCCTAAATCTTTTGATATGCGCCATGATAAATGGCAGTTCCTAAAATTATCAAAGCATAAAGACATCGAACAATTCATCATCGCCAACTTCGTGGACAATAAGGTTCAGTGGGTTGGTGATCTTGTTTCAGATAAAGCTGATGCATGTTATGATGAATGGACCAAACGTCAACAATCTTTGACCTATAATTTTACATCTGACTTAAATAAACTGTTGACTTTATTCAATAAAAACCTTATAGTAGAAAATGGTCAGCATCCTCCTCTGCTTAAACTATACATGAGAAAAGAGATCAGCATTGAAACATTGATTATTCTCAATGATATTGTTAACTTCTTTCCTCATTGGAATAAGAAGATAGATGATACATTTTTATGGCCAAGCATATATACAAAGTGCATAAAGTATAAACCATTTTTGCAGTATAACATACAGAAATGTAAAACAATATTGAAAGATAAATTTATGGGTGATGAATGACCGAATATTTTAAGTATAATACTAATGATAATAACATTGCAATGACTACTCCTGGTCCTTTGTGGTCAGACTTTGATATCAATTCAAAGTTTTCTAAACAAATGATCAAGGCTAAGGAAGATAATGATGACAATTACTGGACGTTGATGCGTGAAGTTTTTGCTCATGATTTTCAAACTCTTCCACTAGAACGATTTAAGGTATGGGCATCAGTTAATTTTATCCCGCTTATGTCAACGAATAGAAATTCTAATTATATTCGAATTGTTCTTGATGCAGTCAGTCAAGATCGAATTTATTTTGAAGCATTAATTGAAAATATGATTGGTCTTACTTCGCAAGATTTTAATCAATTTTCGATGTTTAACGACTTTCCAACCACAATGAACCGTATCCAACATCTAGCGCATCTTATCATTTGCGGATATACGCCTGAAGCTCTGGCTAAGATGGATACAATTGTTGAGTTGGGTGCAGGTATCGGCGAGATGGCTGATATTGTTTATAAGCTTGGCTTCAAAGGAAAGTATATCATTTATGATTTTCCTGAAGTTGGAAAGATTCAGAAGTGGTATCATGATAAGTCTGGTTTGACTAACATGGTCCATACTTCTGATATTGATGATCTTGTAGGTGCGGATCTCTGTATTGCTACTTGGTCATTGACTGAAATGCCTTTTGATTTGAGAGATCAAGTTATTGGCAAGATTGTCGATACTAAAAACTGGTTAATTGCTTATTCTAATCAGATCTTTGGTATGGATAACGCTAAATACATTGCTGAGGACTTTGTTCCACAATTTACAAATCATGATATCGAGTATATTGATATTCCTTTCATGTCTTGGGATGGTGGCACTAAGTATCTCACAATTAAACAACATACATCGTAATACATCGTAATACAACGACATACATGGAGAAATAATATGTCATTTGCAGACCTAAAGCGTTCGTCTTCCACCAGTTTTGAAAAGCTGAACAAGGAACTATCTAAGCTTAACAGCTCAAACGAACGTAAGAACGACGACGAAAACTACTGGAAGCCAGAAGTTGATAAGGCTGGTAACGGCTATGCAGTTCTACGCTTCCTTCCCGCTCCCGAAAATGAAGACTTTCCGTTTGTTCGGATTTTCGACCATGGGTTCCAAGGTCCGACTGGACTCTGGTACATCGAGAAGTCTTTGACGACTCTCAGTCAAGATGATCCTGTTGGCGAGCATAATTCCAAGCTATGGAATTCTGGCATTGATGCTGACAAGGAAATCGCTCGGAAGCAGAAGCGTCGTCTAAGCTATATTTCAAATGTTCTTGTTGTGAAGGATCCTTCTAATCCTGCCAACGAGGGTAAGGTTTTCTTGTACAAGTATGGCAAGAAGATCTTCGACAAGCTGAATGATCTGATGAATCCTCAGTTCGAGGATGAAGATCCAGTGAATCCTTTCGATCTTTGGAAGGGTGCTAACTTCAAGCTAAAGATTCGACAAGTTGAGGGCTACCGCAACTACGATAAGTCCGAGTTCGATACACCCGCACCACTATTCGACGACGACGATAAGCTTGAAGCTACTTGGAAGAAGGAGTTCTCACTTCAAGATCTAGTAGATCCTAAGCACTTCAAGTCCTATTCGGAACTGAAGACTCGCCTCGACACAGTTCTAAGTCCGACGGGTTCTGCCCTACGACCTGCAGCTCGTGCTGATACCGCTCCACCTTGGAATGAAGATAAGGCACCAGCAATGGCTGCTCCTGCTCCCAAGGCTGCAGAAGCTAAGGCTCCTGCGGTGGTTGATGATGATGACGAGGATCTTGAGTTCTTCAAGCGACTTGCTGACGAAGATTGATAAGGAGGGGGGAGGGTCTTAGGATCCTCCCCTTTTTTAGTTTACCAATGGCTTTGCAGTTGAATAATCATACCCGAATCTTGTCAGATAATAATTTACAGTTCCACCATCAGAAACACTGGGAAGCGTTTGTAAAGTTGTCGCTCCAGATTTACTAATGATAGGACTCATTACTGACGGAGTAAGTATATCAGTTTTAGTTTTTGAATCAACAATTTGCTTTTTAGTTTGTTTGGCATAATCAGCTATTGTATTTGACTTGCCAACATCTTCTAATGGAATAAATTGAGCATTAGGTCCATTAAAAATATCAGATGCAAATAATCCAAACGATTGTGCAGCTTCTTTCACAACCTTGGTTGTTTTTTCAACAAGGTTACTCATACCTTCCGACAATGCTTCTGGGACTGTGACTCCAGCACCATATACAGTTACGTGAATATGTCCACCAGTAGAACCTTCTGAAGGATGTTTATATTCGTCTAAAACTTTTACCTTGATACCATTTGCTGCAGCTAATTGCTCAATTTGTCTTTTGACCTGAGCCGATTTTGATGGATCTGTTAGTGAAAAATCAAAAGCCTTTCCTTTATCATGCATACTATTAGTACCGTGGTGAAATTTATCATTGAATGCAGAGAACCGACCTATCAAATTTCCAAAATTAGCCTGTATCATCTTAGCAAATTCTATAGTTTTTGGAGCAGCTGAGTATGCAATTGATTCTGATGATTTTATATTCAAACCTGCATATCCGCCAGTCGTACTTCCACCTCTTACTTGTTGTCTAGGAGCCGCTGTTATTTGTGCAGATGAGGAAGGAGTTGTAGATCCTCTTCCCATACGCTGACCTGTTGGAGCTCTAGACGTTGCATTAGCTGCAGGAGATCTTCCTGTTCCTTGTGGAGAAACAGCTGGTTTACTAACAGGAGCAATGCCAGCAGCTGCTGGTTTCGGTGTGACTGGTGCAGGATTAGCAGTTGCTGGTGCAGATCCTGCACCAGTTACAGATTGACCTTTTGTCGAACTTCCATTTAACCATTTAAATACATCATTTATAAAAGATATTCCTGTCAAAATTGGTTTGACAGCAGATGTTATTCCTTCATATATTGATTTTGTAAATTCAACAATTGGTTTAAATTCTGTAGCGATCAAAGCAATTACTGCAGCTATTCCACCAATTGCTAAAAGATTAGATCCACCTTCTTTTTTAGCATCAGGAATTTTATTAATAGAAATTGGTTCTGTAATTACAGATTGAGTTTGATTTGAAATAATTTGTTGGTTATTGAATTTTTGTTTTAAATGCGAATCAATCGATGATAGATGATTTACAATTGCAGCTAACATCGGATTTAATGAGTTTTGTGATCTTTTGTTTGATACTTGAGTTGGTTTATTTTTCGCAATATCAGTAACAACAATATCAGTTCCATCACTAACAATATTACTTTCGGCTATTTTACTAGCTATACCAGCATTTACTTTAATTGTTTTATGTATTCGTATTTGAAGGTTCAAATTTAATATGTTTTGTAAAGCTTCTGGAGCAAAAGCTTTAGTTTTTTCATCAACCCATTTACCGCTGTTGGTATCAAATACGAATTTTTGATCACCAATAGTTATTGGCTCAACATTTT